GTGAAACATGTTTATCCCATCGGGAATAATCACCCGCAAAATGGAAGCCCTTATTCAGATGAAATCGTACCATCCTATCAAAGTCTAAAAACGGATCCATTCCCACTCTACAAGAGTTAACAAGCGGTGCGCTATGTTGGGCTGCTGACCACAAGCCCAACACAGATCTTTCCAAAAGAACTCCCAACAAGTCCTGAGCCTCAAATGTTCTAGCTTTCCAGCGCTTTTCCAAGAGTTCTTGTTTTAAGCAAGTTTTAAATACCACGAAAGGCCTCATTCCTTTTTCAGCCATACCTTTCATCCTATAAAAGGACTTAGTTACGTAGTTCCCTGCTTCTGTAGGCTTTATCGTTCGGTTTCCAGTAAGAGGATTAACGTTAACCACATCACTCTTTTTCTGTAGCCCAAATAGATGTTGTAGGGTAAAACCCGCTGACGTATCCACAGCCAGTGGTGCGAACTTCCCTTCCAAGGAAGGAAAAGATCGAGCAAAAGAGGAACCATCAGTCCAACCATTTAGCACTACATCCAAGGGAACAGATTGTAAATATTTCCCAAACATCGCCGAAACATGTGGATACATCTCATTCACTACTTTCTCTCCTAATGCCTTAGGTAATATAGGCAACTCATCTTGGTACATAAGAACTTGCGTAGCTAATTGGCATGGGTGACCATGACAGTCTCGTTCTAACATGTCACGCTCATCTTCAGATAGATTGATAGGATGCGTAGTTGGGCCTGTCGTATTTTCAATCCCACATTCAGTCGCTAACTGGGAGTACTGTGATGGTACGTATTTAGTGCCTGGCAAATGGCACTTTCCTCCTACAGTGCCTAAATGGTACATGGATGTTGGACCCAAGTTTTTAACTGGTATATGAGGAGACTTTGTTTCTGACACCATATTTTGTTGAAGACTCTCCACTAATAATAACTCTACATCAGTTAGATAGATAATCCTCTCATTTATCGAGTCCTTATTCAAGATTAGTTTATGGATTCCCGAATAAGCATTTCTACAGATCTCAAAGTAGTGCGCGGTTGCCACAGCATCTCCTTCTTTCCAATTTTCTGCTAACTGTTGGTAAGATTTTTGTGCCTTATCAGGAAGGGCCTCAAAATCGGATATAGCTTTTGACACATCTTCCTGATAAATGGCACTAAGGTATGTATCTCCAATAGCAGGATTAACTGTGGCACCAATGTGAATTCCAACAATTGCTGGCTTTCCCGCATGTAATCTTTTAGCTGAAACATAGACTTGTCCACAATCACCGAAGTAAGTAACTCCCTCTACTGTTCCCCTATGGTTTACTGTCACTACGTCTTTCGCAGCGGGAACATCGTTTCCAAACAACTTGGTTTCCTTATGTATGTACTCCGTAACAGTACCTGTATGGAATTCTGTATCTTCACGATTCTGGCGACAGAAAGTTAGTCTTTCTCCTACTACAGCCCTAGATTCCCTATTTTCTAAGAATTTAGATGTTATATCCTTGAAAGCTGGAAACTTACCGTCTGGAATCCATCCTATAGCTAGATCTCGATCATGAAATACTTTTACTGTAACTGCATCCCACTCCAGGAAACTAGGGGCTCTATCATCACGTACTTTAAAAGTACCAGCTGAGCCACACACATGTTTTGGTACTATAAAATACCTACCCTTTAGGCCTAGACCAAATAGCACTCCAGTGTCAGAATTCCAGATAAGGGTTCGATCTTGTCCCTTTACACTTATCATATTAGACTTGACTGTTGAGCGGTAGAATTCTGATGGGAAATTAGCTGGGTGATCGTTAAATGCAGGTGCTCTCAAAAGCTCTAGTCTAGCGTCTTCCAATGCCACTCTTTTCTTCAACTCCAACTCATCCCAATCATCCTCCAACAACCAACTATCTGTAGGTGGTGAAACAGTATTCTTTAGCCATTTATCTGAATAGGCTGGCTTTTCCCGCGCGGGACCCGTTGTCAGTGGTTTATCCCTGCTGGGTAAGACAGTGGTAGGTTGATGAGTCTTAGGATCGCGCCAATTTTTTCCTCCCTTTCGTAAGTCAGGGCTAGGTGTACCGTTCTTATAGCGCTTTAAAATATCTAATAGATCATTTTCTCTATTCTGATATTTGAGTATAGACTCAATCTTTCGAATTGAAGCAATATACACTTCGTGGTCATCTGTGTCGCCATGTTGTTTCACTTCTTGCTCAATTAAATCACGCAGCGATTTATCAACCAAGGTCTTTACCTCTTCAATTTCATCTTCGGGCACTTCAATAACTTCTGGGGTATAAGTTCCATCAGATAAAGCTCTCGCTACTTCTTGCGCCACGAATAATTTACCACTATGGGATAGAGATTCACTCTGGAAAGATTTCAGGGTTAACAGTATAGTTGCGCCTGCTGTTAGACACGCTAAAAAGCCTATAAAAGTTCGATGTTTGACTAAAAAGTCTAATACTTGCACACCTTTCCTTTTCATTGCTAAGTTCGAGATGGCAGCTCTCTGAGATTTGGTTTCCATAGCAATAGCAAGATCATAAGGTCCGACACACTCCTGTGGCATAAAGTCTGTTATACTATGAGTATTGATATAAGATAGCACAGGTGTTGGTATTAACAAATAATTACTATCGGTTTTATCACCCAAAACAAACCACGTTACGAAGTTTTGTAATGTAACTTCACCCAGAGTCCTCCCCCCAAAGTTGTTAAAGTGGAGGGTCGCATCGCTCTCGTCAAACATAACACTTGCAACTACGTTTTCCT